CCCACCATTAGTAACCAACTCCTGACCCAGCCAATCACCGTCCTCCTGCTGCTGAAACAATCCCCAATCATCCGCGTTACCGTTTATAACTACACCATCCTGCCCACCAACCACATCCGCTATATCATCGCTGTTATCGTTGATAGGGTAGGAATTAGCAGGATTGCCTGAGCTGTTGCGGATTCTTACGTTTGCAATTGTTCCTTCATAACGGAAACCATAAGTGCTATTAGTTCCGGCGTGCCTAGTGCAGACGGTGAATGTAGCTGTAGCTTCAGAATTAATACCTGCTGGCACTGAGGTCGCCTGTACAACAACACCGTTTTTATACGTAGTTAGGGTAGTGCCATCATAAGTGAATCTGAATATTCCGTTACTCGGTGCCTGTGAAGTAACGAAAATATCACCCCCAATTACAACGCTAAGGTTGGCACCACCAATTGTGTAAACTTGAAATTCTCGGCTGCCAACATCATTGTGTAAACCCTGTGCTACAAAGGTTCCGTTATTAGGTACATCACCCAGCAATTGAAACTCAACATCAAAGTGCGTTAGTGGGTCGGGTATTAACCTTGCTCCCATTTCATAGCCGTCTGTCGTGCCTTCATTGCGGCGAAAGTATCTCTCTGGCTTCAATGGCTGAAATGGATTTTTCCGTTGCTTCCTGCTCTTTTGCTTCAGGTACATTTGAAACTGTAGGCTTTTTGGATTTGCGTACTTTAGATTTGCCACTTACAGCCCCTTTTTTGTAGTGTTCGCGCTGGATTCTTTGCATGTCTTGGAATGATACAGGCTGTCCAATCTCTAGACCATCACGGTTTAATTTAGTCATAGCAGTTACTCCGTTTCGTTTAATACTAACATATTTATAAGAGGGCACAAAAAAGCCCCGTTGAGGTTATCGCTGGGGCGTTCCATTAAAGCAAAACTATTTCTAATTAGTCTTTAGTTTGTAATTAGATATGCTAAAGGTACGTTCTTCCTGGCAACTATACGGTCCCACGATGCAGCCAATCGAAGCTCTGCAAGTGTGAACGAATCACCAGAAGGCGTGCCAGTAGACTGGAATCCAGCAGGGTGAATAATGTGAGTCTTACGAGTCCACAATGTTTCAATGCCGCCGCCGTTACCCTGGCTGGCTTCGCGCTCAAGCTCAACAGGAACTTTCGGAGTGCCTTCGCCCCAGCCAAATGCACCTTCGCCAAACAAGACGGTGGTGTATTTAAAGCCATCGGTAGTGCCTGCTGTAACAGTCATGCCATCATCAACAATAACGCGCTTGCCCATGAACGTAGGGATAGTCATGCGGCCCTGCGAATCAGGAATGAAATCAATGTCATCGTTATCAACCATCTGCTTATAGACAGCAGAGTGAACACCGATTGCGCCAGTGTTCTCGAAAGCATCGCCCAAGGTGAAAGCGGCTGCTGTGAAGTTACCACGGCTGAACTTGGTAGCGGTTGTTTGACCTGCAATAGACTCGCTTGCTACATCATGAACCATATCGCCTGAATCGTTTGCCACGTTATCAGCCAGAACACCATCAGCAGAAGCAATTAAGCGGCGCTGCCATTGACGAGTCCAGTACTTATCTGTGCGGTTTTTGATGTGCTGCATAGCCTCCGGCCCCATTGCCAGCTCACTAGCCAAATCAGAAGCAGACAAGCCCTTGTTCAAGAATGCTTTGCGTGTGATCTGCTCGCCCTGTGTGATCTTGGCAGCTGCTGCAATAGTTGCAGGATTATCACTAGACAGGTTTGGCGCAACATCTTCATCGATGTCATTCCAGAACGGCAACTCTGCGGTCTTACCTGAGGAATTTGCCAGCATATCAAGCAACGGGGTGCGAGTTACAATTCCACTGTCATAGAAAGCGGTAAGCTCGGGAGAATTTACAGGTGCCAAATCCTGGAAAACGGTAACATTAATAATATCGGCTAATTGTACTGTGCTCATTTAAGAGACTCCTTTTAAAATTGTCTGTGCAAGTGTTTCGCGGATTCACGAACTTTTGCGTATTTTTCTGGATCGGTACTCTGTAAAGCAGATAATTCCGCCCCTGAATACTCACTAAACTTCTTGGCAGCCCCGCCGCCTCCACTTGCACCGACAGCACCGCCGCCTGTGTTTCCACTACCATCAACCAGGAAGCCCAGCTTCTCGGTTAAATGTTCTTTTACTTTGTCAGCATCAACACTGATACCGCCAATTTCATAAGTTACAACACCGTCAGCATAGGTAGCATATTTCGCCGCCTGTTCTGCTAATAGTCCGGCTTTTGCGGTATTTCTTGATAACTCGCCTGCCATTGCCAAAGTTGATAAGGATAATGCGTCTTTGCGTTCCTTTTCTTCTTTAGCGTGGAGCTTCTCGGTTAGACCACGAATAGTGTCCTGGCCACGCTCGTGAAGCTCTTTATATTCTTCGCGCTGCTTCATTCCTGCCTCTTCAGCAGACTTTTGCGCTTCTTCTATTTCAGCCACCTTTGATGTTGCCGTCTTCTTTTCAGATAGCAGTTCATCATTCTTCTTTTTAAGCCCTTCAGTCGCCAATGATACTTGTTCGGCCACTTGAGCTTTTACCATCGCGTCTAAATCTTCTTGCGTGTATGTCTTGTCAGTCATAGCAACCCTGTCACTGTGATTATGAGGCTCTGCCCCGTTGACAGTCATTATACACAAAATAACTATAGGTCAATAGTTTTCGTGAATACCTGATATTCGCCCGACTAATTAAAGGAAGCTAAAAGGCTCTAACTCAGCCAATTCTCTGCGGCTGTATGTCCTCTTAACATTCACCAGCGCCCGAACCTCTTTAGGTTGGCGCTTTATCCATCCCTTATAACTTAGGTTTGCACTGACCGGCCCAAACTCACTGGCACGCTCACCGACTAGCCCAGGTATAGCAAATTCATCCTTTACCAGCATCACCCGAAGGCTACGACAATTGAAATGTAGCGGCGGATGAGGCCCTTTCCCTACTGGCCAAATGGTTTTGTCAGCACTAATACAAATATCACTTGTCAGCGTATCCAGTGTGGCAATTATCTGCTCACCCTTCAAAACGTCTTCATTAGCCAATGCTATTTCAGAGTGCGCTTTATTAGATGCAGAACTAATAACGGTGGATGTTAACGCCCTAGCTTGCGCCTTGGTTCGTCCATCTACCTGCTTGATAACCTTGCGAGTGATTTCGTCGGTAGTCTCGCCAGCTATAAAACCCTGTTGAATTAGTGTTCTAACCTGTTGGGAATTTGACTCACTGAATTGGTTTATAGCTTGGCTTATAGACATTGTTATAGGCGCACCACTTGCCCTAGCTAGCACCATTGGCGCGTCTTCAATAGCTGCACTTAGCTGGTCGATGGTAGGCAATACAGCATCAACACTGATAGCCCTTCCTAACATCCGAGAATTAAACCCCAGCTCATCATTACCAAATAACCGAACCTCACCCAATAAATCCAGACTCATTTGACCCATGCCGGCGGCTAGAATCTGGTCTATATCAACCAGCAATAGATTGAGCCTGTTAATTTCAAATGCGGTTATATTGGCCCTTTGCAGGCTCACAACAAGGCTGTCACGGATACCGTCCAGCACTGGAATAAGGTCGTTATATCGACCATGCCCGTAACGCTCAACGAATATAGCGTGCCTAGTTGTGGCATTAATTAGGAACTGAGTAGCACTCATTGGCCGTTAAGCCCGTTTTCATTATCAATATCTGCGTCAGTCCTGGATGAATCAAGAATATTAGCCTTTCTTAATATCCGTCTAATGTCGCTTTGTGATATATCGCCTCGATCTGCTGCCACGTTTGCCGCCATCCATTCCTGAGCCGTCAACGTAGTGTCAAAAAACTGTCTGTTTAACTTAACTTCAGGCGCATCATTCAAACCCATGAATCCTGCCATAACATCAAGGCACTGATTAAGTGCTGATTCGATATTAGTCACAATGGTACTCAATACGCTGGTCTCTGAACTGGCCGCTATTCGTGCAGCTTCAGCAGTTTCATTGATTGAGCTAGTGGTAATTAGTCGAGCGCCAATTGAAATCATCTGCTGTTCTTTACGCTGCATAGCTTCATCAACCGCGTTAGCTGGTTCAAGCTGTAAAAGGCTGGCACTGCCACTATCACCAAGGAATAGCCCTTGATCTGCACCAACCACAACACCGTTTGGGTTCATTTTCTTCCATGCTTCATCATCCATGCTAGTCGTTATTGTCAGTGTGCCGCCCGAATGTATATATAGATTCTTCTCAAAGTCGGCGCTATTCCGGTAGTGCGCTATATTAATGTCTGCTATGCCTTCAAGTGGGATTTCATCGACGCTCGGTTTATTGTCTACGCTGCCAACAAAGAAAAACGGGATGGATTTCATACTATTGCCGCCCATCTTAGGCTCAACAGTTTCAATTAATCCGCCGTCATTATCGTATAACTCTTGGATATAGAACCCCTGCACAAGCCTTAGCACTCGATACCTAATGACTTCTTCAAGCTGAAATATGTCGCCTTCGGTATGAACCAAATCAGTCTCCCGCAGTACAACAAGGCTCAACTTCTGTACGCCTCTGGTGCTGGTAGTCTCCCAGTTGGTTATATTTTCGGCACTGTATGAAGTCGTATATGGTTTAACGCCTGAGCTTATTTCCTGCTCTCTGGTCATCTCACCCACAGCAGGAAAATCAACAAGGTAGCCAAACCGTCCAGTTACTAAAATATCTGACGCGGTACGTTTGGCAATCTGTTCAATGCTGCCCATTTCGCCGTCAAAGTCGGTAGTAATGAACTCTAATTGTGTTTGTAGGTCATCTGTAAAGCTCATGTCCTTTCTGAATATGGCGCCAACAAGGGCTTGTTGAGTCCGACCAGTCACGCCAACATATACAGCACGCTTTTTGTAAGAGGCGTACTTTGTCAGGTCTTTATTCTCACCCATTGGCAAGTAGGTCTCGCCGCCTGCTTTAATCGCGTTAGTTGTTGCTGCTGCTCTGGTCTTCTGCCAAAACGGCAATGACAGGTCATATGATGGGTTTGTGTAAGTTACATTTGCCATTGTCGCGCCTTAATAATTTTAATTAATAATACAGTCTAACTTGCAAAGCGTACAACTGGGGCCGCCATTGGCTTGCGTATAGGTAATTCGTAGGCAATAGGATAAGTGCTTGCATCGTTCTGGTGATCATTGCCCACAGTCTTGTCAGGCTCGCCATTCTCACCGTAGAACTGCTGTTCAAAACACGAGGCAACATCAGGACACAGCTCGTCATTAATGAATAGCAGACCTTTCTCAAACGCTGCATTAGTCGCATTAATACGATCTTTAACCGCTGGATTGCTTGGCTTGTATCGACACTCAAAGTGATAAGGCTCTGCCTTGAGGATAGCTATATCAGACTCGCTTACTCCGCCCATTCTAGTCCTATTCTTGCCTGAGCTATCAGGATATATAACAACCTTGTGGCCCTTATCCTTGTACCTGCGCTTTATTATGTCAGCCACCTCTGGCGTGTTGTATCCGTCTTTGATCTGGTCAACAGCATGGAATGCCTTACCCCTTAGAACGTAAACGGTAGCGGCCATCTTGTCGATATTGAAATCCATCCCTATAAATACAGGCTCTTTGTCCTTTACCGTTTCAGTGCTTCTATGCGCTAGCCGATTATATGAGCGGTATATTGTGCCCGAGGTTAAATTTACAAAATCCCCGTCAAGGTATGCCGTTATTAGCTGGTCTGGGTAGGTTTCTCTAAGTGTGTCGATATAATCAGGCGGCAAGTATTGGGCGTTCTCATGCGTAGAAGCCTGAACCATTGAGTATGATTCTGTGGGCGCATTGGCAAACTTGTTATAAACGAACTTAAAGCCTTCCGGTGTAGTCGTCACCCCAATAGAGTTAACAACCCCAGGGATGACTAGGCGCATCCTGGCAACTATTTTATTCCAAGCTTCCTCTGCTTTCTTTGCCTTAAGTACGTCTATTTCATCAACCAATGCCCGCGATATTTTGAAGCCTACTATTGAGGTAGGGTTATCCATAGATCGGCAAATGACAGTCCCGTAATATTTCCCATCACGGTATACATGAACTTCCTTGTTTGTTTCCTTTATATCGCAGGTAAACCCCATCAACTCCGCCGCTTCCTCAAACGTAGGAAAAAATATGTCCCTGATAGCTGGATAAGTAGGGCCGAAATAACCTTGAGTAGTGCCTGGATGCTTACTAAAGAAAATAAGCAGGTCCAGGCAACCGATAAAAGTCTTACCCGAACCAAATCCCCCAACATACGCCCTGTACTTAGTATTAAGCCCGTTTAAGAATATATCCTGTGGATTGCTAAGACTTAGCATTTGTCACCTTAACATCGCCTGCGGGTGTTCTTACCTCAAACGATATATTAAGCGGCTGGCCTTTTATGTCTTCAGCTACAGGCGCATTGTCACCCTGCATAATGTTGTGCTCTTTGATTGCTGCAACACTAGCTGAGGGGTTTTCCATCTTGTTATTGCCATACTGGTCAACTACATCACGAATACCGCAAAGTGCTATCTTTTGCAGTAGCTCAAGTTTCTTCTCTTTGTTCCAAATATGCTCTTTTTCTAGTTTTTCTCTGTGTTTTTCTATTGCTTTCTTGATACTAAGCTTTGCTAAGTTTTGGGCACCTTGCTCATTGGCTGTCTTCTTACTGTAACCCGCCGTAATAGCCGCCTGAGTAGCGTTCCCCCCGTTAATGATGAACTCCTTAACAAAGGCGTCTTGTTTACCTGTTAGTTTCTTAGTCATAGAACCCCGTTCTTAAGTTAGGCCCTGCCTAACCGACTATTATGTAAGCTAAAATTTTAACACAAAAAAGCCCATCATAAAGACAGGCCATTAAGTTACTGATTTTGCTAGTGTTTAGTTCATAACAAACACAAACTCGCCAGGGTACAGGTATTTGTGTAGCGGCCGTTTAACTAGAAAATCATAGGTAACATTGTTCTTAACTAATACAGCATGTGCACCACGATCATGGTGGTTAACATACCAAACCTTTCCGCCTATCTGCTTTTGCAGTGTTAGGGCGTAGTCTTCACAATCACCCTCGAATGGCTGGTCGATACGGTCATAGACTCGCCATTCATCAGCTACATCATCAACATAACTAAAGTTAGCCATTGCCTGATTCATTGCTTTTTGATCGATTGTTGTGCAGTCTGATAGAAGTATCAGACTGATAATAAATAGGTTTTTCATTTTGCTTTTCCCTAAGCCGTTAAATCCTCGAACTTGAACCAGTGTTCTAGCTGGCCATCATTGCCATTGCAAGCCTCGATAATAGAGTAGCCGTCTACCTGATAGAGCGTTTCTGATCTTTTGCGGTGGAGTATTGCAACCACTTCCACAAACTCACATAGGTCATTCCGCATGACTTCCTGACCGATAAAGAATGATTCTGCCTTATCCGTCATTATTAAACGCCAATCGTGTCTTGTTTACACCTGTCATCTCAGCAATGTTTATCTGATTTTCATTTACATTGCCTTCAATGATGACTATTTTAGCCTCGTACTTTTCCCTGTGGTCTTCACCACGCTGTATACGTACTTCTCCCCATGATAGGGCCGCACCAACAACAAAAAGCACTGAAGAGACTATTTTAATTTCGCTTACCGTTACTTCCATTTAACCCACCACGGCAGATATGCCAAGAAGAGGGACTAACAGTGAAGCAGTACCAACAGATACAAGTAACATCCATCCCTTGAAGTGCTTCATAATCTCTCCTTGTTCATACTTGGTGATTAGTGGCAATTCATGTGTTTGAGCATTCATGTGTTCGCCTTGTCTTTGTGAGTTCCTTAGAGTATAAAAAAAGGCCAGCCATTTGACCAGCCCGCAGGGTTTTATTTAACTGAATTCACTAATAGAGCAAGGCAGATCAAACTCCTCTGCCAGCCTGCGCGCCTCTTTGTAGTCCTCGTGTGCCTTTCGTGCCGCCATTTCCTTACGACTGGCTACCGTTTGCCCGCGCTTTTTTGCTACCTTTGGCTTACCACTTGGCCCGCCGAATCTGCGTTTAGTTTCCTGGCTTGGTACTGACATATGCTTTTCCCTTTTGGTTATCTTCTGTACATTGTTATTATTGGTTTGTCTTCTGGCAGAAAGTCGATCTGGTCATTAGTGATAAAATCAAAATAGACATAAAACGAATCTATTGAATTTACTCCTGACTCGCTGTCACCCTCACAATCCTCCTGCCCGTTGTTCCCGCTTGTTCTATAGACAAACATATGCCGCCCGCTTTTGTGTTCCTCTACATAATAAACGCCTTGCGACCTCTCATTGTATGACTCAGCAAACCAAGTGCCATCAGCGTTGAGGGTAGTGATCTCCTCGCACCCGTTCGGGTAAGTGTAAACCCATTCACCTATGATTAAATCGGCCTCACTCTTGAATCGGTCGGACTCCTGGCACCCAATAAGCCCAATTAATGCGGCAAGTAATAAGATTCTTTTCATAATTTAGCCTTTTCTTCCCTGATTCGTATCATAAATTCACTTGATAAGCATTTGAGTGTCTGCTCAATATCACCAACACGATGAATAATTGATTCCGTTTGCTTTTTTCCTGCATAGCGCAAACCGAGATTTTTACCGTCTGCTTTGAACCAATACGTGATTTTGTTCTGGGTTATATCTGTATCTGTGGATAAGTGCCTGAACATTAGCTTTTCCCCTTGGCTAGCTCTGCAAGTATTTCATCTGCATAACGTACCGACATGCTAACGATTTTTGAATCGTCAGGCATTCCTGCAAAGCCTGCTGTAATAAACCCCTGCATAGCCATTGCCGCGAAGTGTTCCCGTTTGGTTAGACCTAAATTATCGCAGTACATTTCGCCAGTACCATTTACCTGATCCATGTAGGTAGTTGGCATTGCTGGCATATCGGAATTATTCATTTTGCTTTTCCCTGTGTGGTGCCCCTTTCGGGCAATTAAATTAGCTTCATCTGCTTTGTTATAACTAATATCCCGCAAATAATTGCAGCAGCTATTGGAAATTCATAACTCCCACTGCCGAAATACGAATAACTGAATGAACCTAATAAAAATGGTAACACACTTACTTTGTAGTCTTTCATGTTCTGCCTTCCCCTTAGTTGGTAGATACACAGTAAACCTTTCCATTGACTGTGTATACCTTTTTATCAACTATTTAACAGATTGTTACTTTATTGGCTCCCATCCGCAGACCTCCTTCCCTGTCTCGTTGTGTTTATATATCTGCCTTACTGTGTCGTCCGTCAAAACATCGTCCTTTGATAGATACACTGCGGCGAATATATCGCAGCTATTTACGGGTCCAACCACTGAACAGGCGCTTACGAGCAGTGCTAGTGTCAGTACCATTGATCTTTTGATTAACGACATTTGCGCGCCTCATTGCCTGGATTGTGTGTGTTTGCTGCTTGAGTTCTACCGCCTTTTTGCCTGCCTTGCGTCCTACGCTGTAGATTCCCAGCATAGAAGAAACAATGGCCAATAGGGTTAGCCCGAGTATATAAAGTCGTGTCATCCTCTGGTTTCCTTCTGCCCGTCATCAATACGCGCCCAAATTATAATCCCGATACTCAGAAGGGTAAGGGCGGCAACACCATATTTCAGGTAATCGTTTGCCGCGGCTATTGGCTCAAGTACTGACTTAACTGAATCAATCTTATCTAGGATTAACGGCGCTACTGTTGCGGCTGTGGCTGCTGTTGAGGCAATCATTGTGCGCGACTTATGTAATGGCTTAACTGGTACGTCTATACCTGCCAAGCGAAGGCCTGCGTCAATTGTGGCCTTATCATAGGGTTGTGAGCCGTTCTCAAAGCGGATAATTGCCTCAACAACTACGCGCATTGTTTTATAGTCAAGGATGTTGATCTGCTGCCCTACGTTTACCCCAAGGCTGTCTCGAATGAAATCGGCATAGCTTTCTGTCGGGTTTTCCTTTTTTGGTGCCCAGCGAGCGACCACTTCGCCCACAGTATCAATAGGAGTACCGTTTGCAGCGATTCGGCTGTCAAAATAGGTAATTAATATTCGAGCAATCGCCCTAATTCCCCACTTTTCCCCACTAAATATGCAAAAGCGGTCATCTGCGCTCTGATCTTCAGCCATTCCTTGCCATTGCGTATGGTCACGCTCGATGTTTCCTGGATTGCAGTTTCTTAATCCTTTACTGATCATTTTTTCATTCCTAATTGTGCGTTGTAGTTGCGTACATCGTTTTGCAGGCAATTAACCTGCCTAGACATCTTAACAAATTCGCCGCCCTCGCTGTTAACCGCTGCCTTGGTTAGCATGTCGATTCTTTCTTGCGCCTGTACCAGCTTCTTTTGGTAGTGCTTATTAAACATTTTTTCAGTCCTTTTTGGTTGCCGCCATCATACAGCAACCCGCCTAATTATTGCCGATACAATCAGCCCGATCTCTATAACAAAGCAGCCAATCACAAAACCCTGAGTTAGTATGTTGGCCACCTCTACGCTGATCATCCGGCCCTTACCGAGTGGTAATAACTACTCGGCGATATCGTCCTGGTCACTGTCACACGCTTTTTTGCTTTTGTCTTTACCCCTGTTTTCTTCATAAACCACGAATCTTTGAGCGCTTTGATTTCCCGCCCAATTCTTGCCGCAACGTGTTCATTGCGAATAACCTCATGGTCGTGTGTCACCCATACTATGCGCCCGTCATCGTCTTTATACGCTGGCAAGTCTATCTCTATTTCATTCGAACCGTAGGCCTTGGAAGTAATGTTGTGTCGAATATCGTTTGCAGGTGAACCAGTGAATTTAAACAACTTTTTAGCCAGTGCGGGCTTTTCCAGTTTTCGCATTAATGACATGTTGAAGTTTTTATCGTCCACAGGCTTCCATCCTGTCATGACATACTTAGAAACCTTGAATCCATCAATCCTATAAAAGAATGTAGCAAGCCCTACGTTTTTGTAGTGTGTCGCGCCTTTCGGTGTTTCCTTACATTCTTCAGTGTAGATATTTTTCATTGTGCTTTTCCCTGTTAGTTAAGCGCCAAGTTATCCTGGCGCTGTATTCCTATTTAGAATCCGCCGCCTTGTTGTGGCTGTTGCGGAAATCCTTGCTGTGGTTGCTGCGGAGCCTGTTGTTGCTGTTGAGGTTGCTGATAGTTTTGAGGTGATTGTTGCTGTTGCTGCGGCACTTGTTGTGGTTGCTGATACTGCGGCACGCCTTGTTGCTGCGGCGCTTTCTGAGCTGATTGATTAATTGAACCAATCCAAGCATCCACCATTTCGACTGAGTGAATAGGGCCGTTGTTACCCTCGTAAATATCGATTTTAAGCTGTTTAGAACCTAGCTCAACAATTGCGCCCTCAACTAATGCGCTGCGGTAGAAGTCGATTTGTGCAGGTGCCTTGGCAAAAATTACGGCGCTGTAATTCGTCCACTCTTTTGATTTTGTTTTGCGATCGTAGTATTGAACTCCGCCGCGAACGTTAAACCCTACACCGTCACCAGCTTGGAACTCGTTAGCCGATTTGTTCATCTTGATTGTTACTGAATGAGCCATGTTGTTTCTTCCTTTAGTAATTAATAGTTACGTTTTGAATTAAGTTTTTAGCAATTAGCTTGATTGCTTGGATTGCCTGTTCTTCTGTAAAGCCTCCAGCCATGAACCCTGCCTTGGCTGCGTTGTTCACTTCTCGTTTGTGGTCTTTGTTAGCCTCACGCGCTGCCTGTTCATCTGCTACACGCTGCTTTTCTGCTGCCTGTTTGTTTTGCTCTGCTAGGATAGCCGCCTGCTTTTCTCGCTCTGCATTTTCAGCCGCAAATAAAGCCCTTTCTTCTGCTGCCTTTTTTTCCTGAATGGCGTTTAACTTGGCAAGGTCTGCCGCATCGTTAGCAGCCTGTAAAGCCGCCTCAGATTCTTTCTTGGCATTGTCTGCCGCTCCCTTTGCTATCTGTTCGTCACGCTCCTTTTGTAGTCGTAAAGTTTCAGCAGCTTCAAAGGTTCTTACCTTATCCTCCATAATTGCCGAATCGTGATCCTCTTCTTTTTTCTTGGCATCCTCTACCAATTGAAGCGCCGCCTTTTCTGCTGACAGGATAGCTGCCCGCTTTTCTTTGTGCTTATCCATCAGCAGGGTAAAAGGGCGGTTTGCAAACTCAAGGCGCTGTTTAATTTCCTTGGCTTCAGTTTCAACAGAGTTTTTATACTCCTTTGTTTTGTCGATGCGCGAACGGTCAAGCTTCTTAATCATGCCATTGATTAGCGTTGCTTTGTCCTTCACATATTTACGCTGTTCTGCTTGCTCCATATCAACATACAAGCCATCGTACTTTTTAGATTCCGCCTCAAGCTCAAGCAGTGCAGAGTCCGTTGTTATGTCTTGGAATATTGTTACATCACTCATAGTCCCGCTCCCTTTTTAATGAATGCTTTGTACTGTGGATCTGTTATTTGATCTAGTTGAGCTGGATTTATTCTTATAGCTTCCAACCACTGCTTGTCCTGATCTGTATATACAGGCTCAGAGAATTCCTCCATCATTTCGTTAACGTATTTAACATCATCGTAACAACCCATAAAAACATCGGCATTAAAACCAAGTTTTGACAGTGCTTTGGTTAGTGCGTCAGTCTCAACCTTTTTTGCAAAGTCTGCATCTGGCTTAGTCATAGCGCCGTCTTTGTACGCGCTGATAGAGGAAATGATAGGGAAGCTTTCGCCTTTTCTGTCCTCGGGTGAAAAATAGAACACGCCCTTAAAAACAACTATTCCCGTTTTTTCCAGCATCGAGAAATCCAAATCTATTTCTCTAAACCCCCAGCAAATACCGTAAGGGCCGAACAACTTTGTGGCTGCTAAAATCTGGCTTTGTGGTGCTATGGCTGTGATTTTGTTGCCTCGCACGTTTGCCGCTTTCGTGTTCTTTGGGTCGGTCTTACAAACCGAGTCCCATAGCTGCATATTATCTGACATTTAATTCACTCTCCGCAGTCTGTACCTGCTCAAGTTCATACTGTGCAGCGTAACCCCTGTCATAACTTTCAGACTGGCCTGCCTTGTGCGGTTTCCCGTCCTGGCAATCTAGCTGACCCTTTACGAATTCCTCTGCTATTAACATTTTGCTTTCCCCTTAGAACTAACAAGCTTTGCCACTTCTTTCATAAGCTTTTTGCGGCTTTTGTCGGTTTGAGATGGCGGAATGTAACCACACAAATACAATTTTGTTATTGCGTTTGCTACCCTATCCAGGTCCTCAACTTTATCCTCAATTCCTTTAATAAGACCGAGTTCTGTTAACTGCTCCTTGATGGATTCTGACATTGCGCCAAAACTTAAAACTAATTCATTGCTCATTTTTGCTTTCCCCGTTGTTTACTTAGTTGATGGATGTATCTTAAACCATATGTTTTATCTTGTATACCCTTTTATAAACTAATTTAAACTGTTATAGTTCAATTATTAACGGGAGTAACTAAATGAAATCAACAGAAATAGACGTACCACGGCTGATTAATTACTGGCTATTTAAGTGCGACATGACTAAAACGGAATTATCAAACAGGATGAATGTAACCAAGGGTAGGGTTAGCCATCTATTAGGAAAGAAAAATATTCGTACTGACATACTGTCACGACTGGCCGTATCGTTTGGCGTCAGTCCTAGCGAATTTATTAAACCAGCAGAAACCAAATATAAATAATAATCACTTCGGGAAAAGCGATCATGTGCCACTGTATGACAAAAATTAAAGCAGACGTTGAGCGCGATATAGCAATCGAGCACAACATTTTTACAGGCGTTCACTCTGAGTGGAATGATTCAGCAGCTATACGCAAGAAGAATAAGCAGCAGAGGGTTAGAGCAAAGCTTCACCCTACTGTGTCACTGACTGCCACCTTTACGCGCACTACAACAGCGGGCAAGCCATTCAAAAAGGCTGATATTATGGTAGTACAAATTAAGCCAAAGTTTTGTTCACAGTGTGGGGGGCGTTTGTAATGGATATTAAAATGGTTGACGTATTCGGATCATCGCTTATCGATAATCCTGCAAAACGACTTGCAAGCTCAATGGTTTTAATTGGGCCTGATAAAGATGCAGCCATATTGGCAATCAGCCAGCATGATAACTTGGTCAATCAGGTAAGATCATTAAGGGATGCTTTGAATTCTATCAGGCATTATTGCTGCGATGTTCAAGACGGATTCGAGATAAGCGAGGAGCATATAGAAATACTAGAGATTGTTAATGATGCGATAGAAGTGGCGGGAAATTATGACTATTAGAAAATCTGAGCGTGAAGTAGTGTATCTGTCTAACTCCCTGCATTACTGGCGGCCAGGGAAAATACAGGTTAGTCCAGAGGAATGGCTTGTCGATGATCAGCTAAGTGCATATAACAAAACCAAGGTGTGCGATTTATTGGGGGCTTTAGAATTTCAGATCGACAAAATGACAAGGAATAAAAAGCCCTAATCAGGGCTATTCTTATTATTAGATTTGAAGGCCGTTAACTGCTGGGGAGTAGTTAACGGCCTTTTTTGTGCCAGTGGTATCCAGTAGAAGCTAAAAAACTAATACCCTCAACCTGTCGCATTGTGGTCAGGTGGCACACCCCTCTCACTGCCTAATATGCGAACTCGCGGCAATGCTATCGGTAACTCACTAAAGAATGAGCACTCCTAGCTAGAAACAAGGTCAGGTGCCGCACCCTCTCAAGCCCATTTTTTCCGTTCAATTTGAGCATTGTTAAGAGGCTTGACGGTTTATAAATGCGAGCCTCTTGGTTATTCTGCGCTAGGGCATGAACCTTTCGGCGGGATAGGAACACTGATAAATCAGCCTCGCTTGTTACCTACATTTTGTATTATACATAAAAAAGGCCTACTGCATCAGAAACAGTAGGCCTTTCACATCACATCAACTAAAGGGCGCTCACCCCGCCCATCAAAGTAGGGGTGAACTAGCTCGGCATCTTCGGGAAAAGCGTTTAAGAGCTGGAGTTATAATAACCCTGTTATTGCCTTGTAACAACTTTCTGCTGTAACTTTTTAAGTTCACCCACGCTTTCCAGCACTATCTGCCCATTATCTGCATAGTGAACCTGGACGGCGGTTAAATATCGCGCCATCTGATCACGACTCATAAGGCTAGTCACTGGCCAGTAAGCCATGATTTTTAGTTTCAGCTCATACGGATTGTGCCTAATCGCCTGATCATACATCGCCATGAACTCTGCATCTTCAGCCCTTAGTATAGGTATGCCGAAGTGAAGTTTACAGAAGTTCCTAGCCGTTCCTATTTGCTGGCCTAGTTGTTTATCTGCCTGCCCATACCAAACATGGCTTAGGGCGTTAGCTGATAGCGTGCGCTCCTTGCCCAACTTTGGCTCGCTGAATGTTATGTGTTTGTGCTCATCGTACAGCTCCCGAACTCTTGCAGTAAATTCTGCAAGGCTTGAATCGCTGTTGATAGTCCATGACTTAGCCATCTAATCAAGCTGGCCAACCTTCTGGTAAGCCTCGCCAATCAGAGTTTGCGCGGCTAGAATATCATTCGCAGCGCCAGCCTTAACAATGCCTGGGTGATCTGTTAAAAGCTCTTCAATCATAACCTGTAGTGTGTGGCATCTATCAAGCGCCTCATGTGCATGACCTTCATTGCATTCTGACATAATTATTTCCTAATTTTATTAAGTTCTTTTCTGAATGCCTCGCGCTTACCTTCCGGCATCGCCTCCAAATAAGCCCGTATTTTCTCCCTCGGCCAGATTTTCAACAGCTCCCTGGCGTTAGGTTCGCGTGTTTGTACAGTGCAGCAATTAACCGCTGTCACTGTGTGGCCGTTTATAGTGAATGTTTTATCTCCAGCCATCTGGCCCAGCTTCATATTTTCCGCATAGAACACATGTATTCATTTCATTACACATCATTCTATGGGTTTTCGTTTTATCCCATCTATGCCCAAATAACAGCCCGCATTTAAAGTGTTTCCAAAATGTAAGCATTATGCTTTCCCCTTAATATCGTTTCTGGTTACTTCTAATAAGGTTCTGCCCATATCTATTAGCCGCTCTGCAAAAGCGCAAATGCTTTCGCCTGGAACTATTCGTATGGCTGCATGGAAATCTTCTGTGAAATCAATTCGAAACTCCTTTTCCTTATCTGCAAATGAACCAATATTATTAATCCAAACTCCATCTAACTTTTTCATGCCTTTCCCCTTAGTTTTTCACTATCTCAGTTTTAACAATGCTATGACCTGTGCGGATTAATTCCATGCAGGATTTACCAGTCTGAATATATGAATTTATCCATACATCGCCTTTGTGCTGCGCGTGTGTGTTCCACTTTCTCAGCCCGTTTTTATCGCTCAGTACGAACCAGCTCAAGCTTGATAATTTCCCGCTCATTGATTAACCTCGCCCGATGTTTATCTGCCCAAAATAGTTGAGTGTGATCTGACATAGTTTTGTTGTGAATTGATTTTAAGCCTACCGCTGACGTTGTTTCCTTGTGCACAACAGAAGTTTTCTTATGGCTTAGTAGCGCCTGGATTGCGTAGGATTCCCTATGATGTGCGTTTGTTTTTAATGACTGAGCTGATTGAATTCTCATTGCGGCAACTCATACGGAACCATGATGGTTTTCAGTATAATAATCGCACCGATAAAACAAGCCAGCGCCACAAGTGCCACCATTACATCACCATTTCTACTAATCCAATTCACCACGTTCTTATACACTTCCAAATCCCTATCTACTTGTTGACTGATCGTTAACCGATTCCAGCCGCTTAAATTAATATCAGTTTTCACTTCGAGCCTTTCAGAAAATAACTAGCCAACAAAGTAGCCGCCGCGCATATACAGCAAACCATTCCGAATACGATAAAATAACTTAAAAGTTCCATTTTACCTCCTTACATTTTAAACAGCTGTCATCTGTATTAAGCGCATTGTTAAGCGCCTGCCTCCGCCTATGACCGAACAAACCGCACTGGCATTGAACTACCCACGCGCTAGGTTTTTCTGCACTGGAGCCGACTACAGTTAGCCGACCTTTTTGCATTCCGGTTAGATCAATTTGAGGCACGCCTGCTGAATCTGTGTGCCTCGTATTGAATGGCTTTGTGGCAAGCGGCCACACTGAGTATGTAATCATTTTTTATAATTAAACCTCTCAAAGTTTTTAGCCGTTAAGGATTCAAGCTCATCAACTCTATCGGCCTTCATTTGTGAAATAGTTTTCTTGCAGCCTTCAAGCTCTGAATTCTTACGTTCAACCTCGGCAGTAAGGCTATCAATAATAGCCTGCTGCCCTTCAACTAACCGTCCAAGTATTGCAATTTCAGTGCTCATAATCCCTCTCCTGTATGGCTTCCATGACAGTATCAAAAACGTCTTTAATATCCAACATCCAAGAGGCGTCTTGATATTGCTTAATGGTTGAATCTTCCCTGTAGTATTCGATCACAAGTTTGCCAATTGCTAGTTCTTCATCGCATCCAGGGCAATCATGCGTTGCCGCTTCTTCTGGAGTGAATTCAAAATAGGCGCGAGCATCACAATCAATGCCGTTGATCTCGATGGTTATGTTTTTCTCGTGTGGTGTAGTCATTTTTTGCTTTCCCTTTATTTCGCTAATATATTTTTTCCTATCCTCGCCTGACATTTTGAAAAACCTATCTACCCACTTTTCAGCGTCAGCAGTAGCATAAGCAGAGGCATAAACAGCATAAGCAGCGGCTGCTGCATAAGCAGTAGCATCATCAGCAGCATAAGCAGCGGCTGCTGCTGCATCATCAGCGCTCTTTTTTAATTCCTCGATTCTCACAGATTCAGGATTACCTAAACCCTTTATTGTCAATAAAATATATTTATTCATTTTGCTTTTCCCGTTTGTTTATTTGTAAATCCAGTGTAAACCTTTCTATTTACACTGTATACCTTTTTATCAACTATTTACCGAATTACTTACAACCCTAGTCACTCCATACCTGTACATGGCCCCGCCGTTTGGTTTGCCGATATTCTCCCGGGTAAGATACCCGCCCTTTCTGAGCTGCTCAAGTTTGTCATAGGCGTGCCCCATAGTTATATCCAGCTCATTGGCTAGGCATCGGCTAGTTACATCCCTGGAGGCTATGCGCTTTAAGAGCTCCATTTGTGCAGGGTTTAAAAAAAGGTCTTTCAGGTCGCTAGCGGTGCCGCGTAAGACATTGCGGCGGATTAGTGCTTTAAGTACTTTCATGCTTTTCCCTTAGTAGTTATTATTTTGCGCTGTTAAATCTGTGAATCTGTACCTGTGAAGCTCAGAACGAACTCGAACAACCCCAGGACTACCGCCGCGATTCTTGCCTATGATTATCTCGGCTATGCCTTTGTCGTTTGAATCCTGATAATACAGCTCATCTCTGTAGACAAAAATAATCTGATCTGCATCCTGCTCGATAGCTCCCGAGTCCCTTAAATCTGAGTTGATAGGGCGTTTGTCGTTGCGATCCTCAAGCTTTCTGCTTAGCTGGGATATAAGTATCAGGGGCAAGCCCATTTCGCCCGCAAAGGTCTTTAGGTCTTTAGTCACTGACGCAATTGACTGAACTAGGTTGTCGCCCGTCATTGTCATTAATCCAAGGTAATCAATAACCATTAAGCCTTTTTTGTTCTTACTGTATTCCGGCTGCTTAGAAAAGAAAGCTCGCACCTTTGTCTTGAACTCTGAAACCCTCAAGCCTGGGCAGTAATCAATCTCAAGCGGCCAGTCTTTTA